CGCTGTGTAGCGGTCTCTGGGGGAGGCTCCGACGAAACGGTCAAAATGAACTTTCGTTTCGATTGGAGAACAACTAGTGGCGGCGGTGTTCCGCAACCCCTAGTTTGAGACAGTATGCCTGTTATCAACAGGCGTTCGTGTCCCTTGGCTTCGCGAAGGACCTGCCAGGTCCTCCACAGAAGCCGGACCCACTCCTGCCCCTCTGGGGGCGGGCGTGTGTCATGTTCAAGAGAGCCCAGGTGGCTTGACTTCTTGAACCACTTCCGACTCCACTTAAGTGTGGAATAGGAAGTTCGGATGTTGATTGCCTCTAGAGACAATTCTCCATCGAGGAACTCGTCTCCTATTAACAAGGAGAGAGTCCCAAGTGTGAACAGATCGTATCGATCCCATGTCCACACCTCGGCGGGATTCGCCAGAAACCTCTGTGTGAATATCCCGTCAACGGTCTTCAAGACTTCGATGAGTCTTAAAGATCGTGAGCCGCGGTCGCGGGGTTTGTAAACCCCGTCCTGCGACAGAACCCGTTTCTCCTCTGCAGTCCAGAGGGGATCGGGTCCACCCTTCAGGAACCGGTTTAACCGGTTCCTCAAGGTTCGAGCCCAGTGTCCAATTTTGGACTCTGGGTCGGAACACTCTTTGGAGAGCCTAGCTCCCCAATGAGTGTGTCGATACACGATGTGATGTTTCACATCGGTATTCGTGACCTTTGAAAACCTTTGCTTGTTTTTCAAAGATCCATCCCACTTTGGGCCCAAAAGCCTTGGTGGGAGCGGGTCTTGGAGACGAATTCCGTCTCCAGACCAGACGACGACATCGGGCCCGTCTTCGGACCTGATAGCCGCGAGTGCGCGTGCCGCGTGGATTTTCCACGGACACTCGTACTTTATGCGGTGGGAAAGTTTCTTTCTTCGCCGCACAATCGTGGGATTGTTCTCAAGGAGAACAGTTTCCGCGTCCGAGGTTTCCGACCCTGAGTGGTCGTACTCCTCGTCGATGATCTCTGGGTTTTCGGACACAGAGGTCATCAAGTCGTTGGATTCACGTA